TGTTACAATGTAACACCTAAAAAAAGGAGGCTAATTATGAACAAAGAAGCTATGAAACGGTGGGCTGACAGCACAGAGACCTTACAGAGCGTGCCAGAGAACAAAATGTCACTAGAATATAATGGTAAAACGGTGGGGTTCACGGACAAAGAACTCAAGGATGCGGTGAATACAATGAAACAACACCCGGTAGTTGACGATATTTTAAAAGAATTCCGGCCACTTGTTCTGGATTTGTCTTCCAAAATTGCAGACAATGTTAGCGTGACTGGAGGAAAAGCCACCTTCACAATAAAGTGTGAACTGGGCTACGACAAAGAGAGGGATCTCATTTTCGATATTTCCGGGAAAACGACACTAAACACGGTGCCGATTCGCAAGAATGCAGCGATCAGGGATAAACAATTGTCGTTGTTTTAACGTTATATGATGCAAATTTTAAGGAGGAAGGCTAATGTCTAAGCATTCTGTGCTTGTCCAGTGGAGCGAGGACGATCAAGCCTTTATTGCAGTAGTGCCTGAGTTGAAGGGTTTGAGTGCTTTTGGCGATACGCCGGAGGATGCCGTCAGGGAGTTATCTAAAGCCAAAAAGCTTTTTCTGGAAGTATTTGAAAAAGATGGAGAAGAAATCCCTGAACCAAATGTATTAAAAATAAGAGAATTTCCAGAATAACATGCCCCCGAATGAGGACGGGGGAAGTGACCCCCGGAGGGCGGGAAACCTCCGGGGGTTGCGCTAAAAAAGAGGAGGTAAATCATGGATATAATCGAAATAGACAAAAACGGTAAAACCATAAATGGGGATGATTTTTTTGTGGTAATTAGCGACATAGACGGTAGGAAAAAACATTTTAACCTGGATGAGGCCCGCCAGGAGGCGAAACGATTGGTGCTGAAAGAAGGCAGGATTTTCTACATTTTGCAAACCCTTGAAAAAGCGTCAGTAATTGCAAATCCGGTGAAAATCGAAACCCTTAGAATCAATATTCAAAAAGACTATAGATAACGCGGAAATCAGCGGTTCTTTATCCGCTGGATTTCCTGGTTATGAGGAAAGGATAAATCGGTATGCCGTTTGAAAAATTCAACCTCTCTAAGAACGTTAAACTTAATTATCCTTTGATACTTCGTGCCACTGGATTTCTGTATCGAAAAGTGCATACTTATAATCCAATCCGTCCAGATGGGACAACGCATCCCTTACGCTGGACAGTGAGCTATCTATTGTCAGCAGTAGAACATTTTCACTTAGTGCTGACAGGTTTGTATATTGGTTGGAGGTCATTTTTATATTTTTTATGCAATCATCCCATTTCTTTAAAAGTTCGGGGTGGCTTAAATCGGGTCTTTCGACTACTAAAAGCAACTGATATGACATAGTAATTCTCCATTTATATGTTTCAGTAATCTACCGTGAAGACTTCACCTTTGGTTCCGGACAATGGTTGCTTGCATACAGTACAATACCAAGCGTTTTTATCAACTTCTGATACCGGAGAAATTAACTTGTCTTTCACTAAGCAAATCGGGCATATCTTTTGATTCGGATATTTCGCATGTGTGTAATAACCGGGTGGATCAATGAAGGTGAAATCTTTTATGTTTATCTTATCTGTTTTAGGGTTCTTTCTGTTATTGAAATATACGAACAGAGCTACCGAGAAAGATATTATAGCAATGGCAGCAAATAATAAAGCGAGGTTAGTATAATGCAAATTAAAAGAGATTGTTGTTGCGATTCCGAATATACCTGCAATTGTTGGGAATGTTTTATTCATCTTTGGTTTCCAATTTTCGGGATTGGTTTCGTATTGGGTGTTTCAATAATTCCTATCATCAAATTATTATTTGGTACATAACGCGGAAATAACCCGCCGCTGTAAGCGGACGGGTTGATTGACTGGTTAAGAGGACAGGAGACTGTATGAACATATTAGCCCTTGATATGGCTACTCTCACCGGCTGGGCCTGTGTGGTTGAGGATGCCAGTTGAGATTAAGGTGATAGAATATGAAACCATTATCAAAAGAAACAAAAGGTATGAATAAAACAGAAGCTCGCTATGCACAGGAATTGGATCTTGCAAAACAGGCTGGATATATCAAAGATTATAAATTTGAAGGGGTTAAATTTAAGTTGGCTGACAATACATTTTATACCCCTGATTTCTTTGTGGTTTATCGCGGTTTTTTTATGGTTGTCGAAATAAAGGGTTTTCTGAGAGACGATGCAGCCGTCAAATTCAAAGTCGCCGCTGCTCAATTTCCGTGGTTTGAATGGAGAATGATTAGGTGGAAAAAGAAACAATGGGAGGTTATTTATGAGAAATAGTAATCTGGGATCGCAGGACGTTATCACGGTTGAGGCGGATAACTACACCGACATGCTGGATGAAATTGATATGGTTATTGCCGACTCTAATTCTCCTCGTAGATTAATGGCTAGTTGTTATCCCATATTAAAAGCAGGAAAGTATAAGGGGGTATTATATTTCACGAACCACTATACGGACAGCAGGAAACATGCCCCCAAAAATCACCTAAACTATGGCAAGGAAGGAGGTTATTTATGACCGATGAAAACGAAAAACCAGAAAAAGTGCTCGCTTCATGCCCTGTGTGCAAAACAAAAATCAGGCAAGGCGATAAAATAATTAACTCTATCCAGGTTGTTGTAATTGCCAGTAACAAACTCCCACAGCCAGAATTGCCACAGATAGTTTGTTTGAATTGTGGCGTAAAGTTTTTTGCACCGGAGATTATGGAATTACTGAAAAAACGGCTAAATGGCGAGGAACCGAGGATTGTAACACCTGAAGTTAAATTAGTAGGAACGTGTTAAAAAAAACTAATAACTTCTTGACAAATTAATTTTTTATTTTATCGTTAAGTTATCATACCTTTCCTCCTTTCTTTCCCGGGGCCTTGCTTCTCCCCTTCGGTAAGGCCTCGGGTCAACCAAAATATAAGGAGATAGCAACATGGGACGAATCAGAACACCATCAGGAACATACGATACAGTCACTGGAGCATTCACAAATCGGGTTACCGGCGAAACATCGCTGGCACCGATAGAACGACCGGTAGGGGCGGAAGCACGAGAAAAGTTAGGCAAAAAGAAAAAGAAGAAACCGACTATCAACGTGAATGCCCAGCGGCAGATGGAACAAATTGGGTCATAAATGCCTAAGTTCAAAATTCCAAAGTGGGCTAAATATGATGAAAAATTTGCAGACCAGGCTAAGATAGTTTGCCGAGATGATGGATACACAGATGCAAAATTAGCAAAACTTTTTGGTGTCAATCGTAAAACCATTAATTTTTGGCAAAAAGATTACCCTGAATTTAAGGCGGCAGTTCAGGACGGAAAAGACGAGTACGATACTAAAAAAGTAGAGAAAGCCTTAAAAAAAAGTGCTATAGGCCAGCGATTTACAGAGGTTACTCGGGAACTGGCCACCCAAAAGCTCGCTACTGAACTAGTGAAGTTGGCTAATGGGAATGGGAATGACAGGAAAATAACGGAATTATTGAAAAGGATTCCAACTAATTACTACATTATCACAAAAAAAATTACGAAATATATCCCCCCAAATCCTGTATCTGGAATTTACTGGACTACAAACCGTGACGCCGAACGGTGGAGACACATGCAGAAAGTTCAGGTAATTCATGAAATTGATGAAGCGCTGCTCAATTCGATTCTGGGAGCATTACCGAATCACTACGCAATAGCCGTAAAAGCTGCACTCCAAAAAGCATTACCGGAGAAAAAATGAATCAAACCAGCGAATTAATTGCTCCAGAATTTAACCCCAACCTATTTGCCGCTATTTTGGCCCCCAAATTAGCTCCATCAGCAATTCAAGTTATTCAACACCAATCTAATTATGCCCAATACCAAAATGATCCAGCCGGACTGTGTAAAAAGATTGGTCTGCCTGCGAAATTTCAGCCACTATTTGAACCACATCGCTATAAAGTTTTCCATGGGGGCCGAGGTGGTGCCAAATCCTATAGTTTCGCAAGCGCGTTAATCGTCAAAGCTCACATGGAGCCGTTACGGATACTATGCACCAGAGAATTTCAGTCATCTATTGCTGATTCTGTCCATAGGTTGTTGTCTGATCGGATTGAGGCATTAGGACTATCAGAATGGTTTGACGTTACGAGGGCAGAAATAAGGTCAAGTTCCGGTTCTCTTTTTATTTTTAAGGGCTTGCAGCGATCAATTCAAGAAATAAAATCCACGGAAGGAATTGATATTTGTTGGGTCGAAGAGGCCCAGGCCATTTCAGAAAACAGTTGGAAAATTCTAATCCCTACAATTCGTAAAGATAATTCGGAAATCTGGATCTCATTTAATCCCGATGAAGAAACAGATCCCACCTATCGACGCTTTATCGAAAACACGCCACCGCAACTGTTGAGAGTAAAGGTTGGCTGGGAAGATAATCCCTATTTCACCGATGTGCTGGATTTGGAACGGCGTTATATGCTACGAATAGACCCGGAAGCTTACGACCATGTTTGGGGTGGGGAGTGCAGACAAATTAGTGAGGCTGCTATTTTTCGAGGAAGATATGAAATCAGTACATTTGTCGAACCCCCTGAAGGGACGAGACTCTACTACGGAGCAGATTGGGGATTTTCGCAAGATCCTACGGCACTGGTTCGTTGTTGGATTGACGACAAGTGTCTCTACGTTGACCATGAGGCGTATGGAATAGGTATTGAGCTAGATAATCTGCCAGAGATGTTTATGACAGTCCCGGGGGCCGAGGATTGGCCCATTAAGGCTGACTCAGCCAGGCCGGAAACCAATTCGCATATGAGACGACGGGGATTCAATGTTGAAGGAGCAGAAAAATGGAAAGGGTGTGTTGAAGATGGTATTGCAGTCCTAAAAGGATTCGAGAAAATCATTATCCATGAACGCTGCAAACACACAGCCGAGGAATTTAGGCTGTATTCCTACAAAGTTGATAGACAAACTGATGATATCCTCCCGTTGATTGAGGATAAGCACAATCATTGTATTGATGCCATACGCTACGGGTTGGGTGGCGTAATCAGACAAAGTAATTTTTTTGATGATTGTGAATTTTTGGATTATCCAGCACGAACGAAACAGCGGCGATATTGAGATGCAAGCAACTAAGAGAATGTTCCCAGATTTTGGTGAAAGAGTATTGGTAAAAGTTAAAATACCTGACGTGCCTGATGAAGAGATTCCTGGTTTGGGTGGTACTCAAGGAGACATTTATATCAGCACCGGAATAAGGTTCCAAGCAGATCTCGATGAAGAAGTGCCAACGTGGATAGTGTGGCTATATCCTGAAATCACAGTAAAGGACGGCGACATATTGTCATGGAAACATTTACCAGATGACTTCTAAAATCAAATTTATTTTTGAACCCTACGCCACTGAGTTGGCAATGGCTCGCCGGGATGAAGCAAAAGTCACCGGCCAGCCATTAGTAGAAAAACCGTATTATTTCCAACACATAGAAACAGGCCAGCTTTTTTACAATCTCTATGGTTGTGTTGGCTGGCCGTCGGAGATCACGAACCGAGATGATGGGTTACCTGGATATATCGCTATTGTTGGCATTGTGAAACCGGAAAAGGAGGCTGAGGATTACAAAACAAGTGAGGCTTTATTTCAATTATTGGGAGAGTATGAATCAAAGGATGTACCGCGACTGCTTACGAAATGCCTTGAATTACGCCAAGAATGTGGATTTGGAACTCAGCCGCAATTATTGACGGTCTGGTATGGAGACGACGAACGATTTGAAACGGTCAGAAACCTCAGAAATGAATTACTGATGAGACAGGGGGGCGAACGAGCAGCAATCCTGGTAACTCCACCGGATGATTTTGATACCCCTTTGATTTTCGATAATTATGTCAGGTCTATCCGGTCGGCGATCCTGGCCAAGAGACTATATTTTGGTGGCTGCGATATTATTCAAAATAGATTAATCGAATTTAAACGGGATGACCCCTCGGTTTTGGCTGTCGGTGGCCTAGTGCATACTCTATTGTCACGGTCAATGTGGATGCAGGAAATTGGAAAAAATATCTTTGTGGTGGGAGATTGAATATGCCTGAATTTTTAATTCACCTAATCCTCATTGTAGCTGGAGCCGTCCTAGTGCTCGGTGGAGTTCTTGTGGGTGGCTATCTGATTTTCAAGGGTAGAGCAGCGCCGGGAGATTCATTTCTACCACAATCACCAAAAGGAGACGTTTTTACTATCCCGAATGTTGACGGGTTGCCGGAGTTCCCAGGAGAAGAGGAGCCAACCTCAGAGGAAAAGAAGGTTTTGGAGAGGACAAGCGAGTTTTTGAATAGGTTTAAGGGGTGAAAATGTTAATATGAAAACTAAACCCAAAAAGAAACACTCAAATCTAGGATTTATCCATAGACCTGAATTTAATGATTTAGAAGAAATGTTTGCAGAAATTCGTGAGCATGCACTAAATGGAACCCTTGAGGATGTCTGTGTTATAGCAAGCATTGGGGCCAAGAATGAAGATGGGATGATACAGTTTTACAGATCTGGAAGGTCCAGACTGAATCAGATACTTGGTATGCTAGAGTTTACCAAGATAAGTTTGTTTTCTAATGAAACGGGAATTAATCTATGAGTAAAAAAATACAATGTCCAAATTGCTGTAATTGTTTCCATGAAACAACCGAGGCGTTTAATCCTGATGTGCAGCCAAACGGGTCAATGGTTCGCCTACTGGAGCCCTGGAGATCCTGGGGTTGGTGTGCGTTTGGTGACGGAAGCGATGGCCGGGATAAAGAGGTTGCCGAAACTACGGCTACGTTAGTGGGAGATATGATTTGCCCTAACTGTGAGGCTCCTTTAGCTCCGAGTGGAAGACTGACATTGGTTAAGGGGGAGAATGATTTTACGGTTATTGAGCAACCAGCAGTTCTGGGGGTAACGCCAGAACGTATTATGGCTGCTGTTGACAAGTTGCCCAAAGGAGACCCAGGCGCATTTTGGGAGGTAAACGATCCAGAAATTAAAAAAAAGGTCTTAGCTTTGCTTGACAAAAGAACAGTCCACGAAGAAATAGCCAGACAAACGGGAGTGTCGGTGCATTGGCTGAAAACGCTCATTCCTGAATTACGAAAAGAACGAAAAGAGGAAAGAATTGGTATCGTTAAAGCAATGCTGGCAGCTCAAAAGTCCCGTGACGAGATGGTGGAGGCTACTGGCATGAGTATTACCGGCGTGCGAAATATGGTTGAGGAGATCCAAAATTGTCAAGGAAATTGATTTACACATAACGTTGAAATAACCCGCCGCTGTAAGCGGTCGGGTTGATTGACTGGTTGTGTGAAAGGATAATAAATACAATGGTTTATAGGTCGTTAATAGCTATATTCATAATCTTCATCATCAACTTTGGTGAAGCGTTTAGTTTCTCGGTTATAGAGGCGGCAAAATGCAGTTCGTCTTGTGGTTCCGATATCATCCAGGTAATCAATGTACCCGAAAAAATGAAGGTCATCACACACAGAATCGCTACTTGCCCAGATAAGTGCATCTTCGATACCAAACGACTCGGCAATGTTTTCGCCACATGCGAGGGTTTTCTTGACAACGTTATGCGTACTGTAAGTGGGGACTGGCAATGGTTTTTTGATCCTTTTGATCGCTACACTCGTCCCTGTGATAGTAGCTGGGCTTCCGCCAATATTGTCTACAGAATAATGAAGATGATGGGTGATGTAACTTTTCCTGTCGTAATCAAATTTGGGGGGTGGGTCAATTTTTTCCAAAAAAACCGAATGCACTCTGAGTTTTGGGCGGTGTGTTGCGATAAACCCATGCTTGACAAGTTCAACACTTTCTTTAGCGGCGTCAGCGGATTTTTTTGTAACTTTCCACAACAAGATGTTGCAAACAACGAGACATCCAGTGAAGATCGCTATAAAGCTATGGGGATTGGGTATACCTTAGATTCTCTCTTTGTTTTCTTTTGTTTTGGTATGGTGGCGGCGTCTTTCTTTTTCGGTGGCATTTACCTTATTGATGATTATGGGCAACCGTTTTGGGGATGGATCTGCATCAGTTTTGCTATTTATATCGTTCTTAGCCCTATCGGTCTTTATTCCAATTTTTGCTTGAGCCGATGGTGGTGGTGGTTCCTGTGAATACGCCATTATTGGCCCACGGGATAACGATATTAAAAAAATGACGAGAATTATTTTTCTCATGTTTTCACCATACACAACATTCCGCCTCACTCGCCGGGGCTGTTCCCGGTCGAGTGGAGGCGGTGGTTAGCTGAAGGAGTAATAATATGAATGCCGTAGATGTCCAAAAAAGAAAAAAGGAATTCTTTGGATCATTACCGGAATCAGTTACGGGGCCGAAAGACGATTATTATTATTCAAGGAAAAAACAAAATGTCAAGTAATAAATGGGGATTAGAAAATTTACCACCAAAAGGCCACCCAGAGGTTGGTTTATTTATGAACCAGCTTTATGAGATAGCCAAGACCGAGAAGGAACGCTTGCAAGTTCCCGCGAGAATGTTGGCGAATTATGCTCTATACCGTGGGCAGCATGGAAATGTTGGGGTTACTGCAAAAAAGGTATTTACTCCTGTCAATCTCTATTTTGCTAATATTGAACGAACAATAAGCAATATCACGGCAAAAGATCCAACGGCTGAGGTTGTTGACATGGATGGCATTAACGATGAGGCTGAAAAACTGGTATCGGCAAGACTCAAGAAATGGTGGAAAGATACAAAACAATACGAAAATACGAGAAGAAGTGCCCGGGCAATGGAAATTTATGGGATTTCGTCAATTATCAAACCACATTGGAATAAAACCAGGAAAGAACCGGGAATGATGCTGACAGATCCGTTTGGTTTTTTCCCTGCTCCTGGCAATTATGAGAATCTGGACCTGGAATGCCCCTATATCTGTTATCTTCATTCAGCATACGTTGATTCGATTGAGCGGAAATATGGAGTTGAAGGCGTTGAGTCAGACGATGCTTATGAGATTCTTGGGAAGGAACGGGAAAAGTATAAGCCGCCGGTAAGTTATGGCAGGCGTGAAAGCCTCGGAAATTATGCAGATCCCATGACTTCGATTAATCGAGGGGACCAGACTGAAGACACGAAACTGAAACGTTGTGTGATTGTGGAAATGTGGATACGGGACAAAAAGAAAGAAACAGTCAAGGAAATGGTGTCTAGTATTGATGAGCAGGGAAATGAAATTTTACAGGAAGTCAGCAAGCAAGTCCCGTTTTACCCAGATGGCATTAGAAAAATATCATTTGTGAAAGCCAAGAGTGACAGTAAGGAAAATCATAATGGTTTTATTGTTTTGGATGATACAGCCAATCCCAATATTAACGCTAAATTGGTTGAAGAATTTCCCGAAATGGCTGCGAAAACTTATCCCTGGGGAAGATTGCCGGAAATTCATGTCAACAGTTACCCGGATCTGATTTCAATTTGGGGTTTTGCAGCGGCGGAGCAGGTAGGGGATCTGATCGTTAAAATTAACCAGATTTTCAGCCGCCTTGTATCGTATGTTATTCAAGTAATGACACCTCCCCTGATAATTCAGAAACATTGTGGAATTACAAAGGCAGACATTGAAAGTGCTTTAGGGAAAGAAGGTCGACTTGTCCTAATGCCAACCACTCCAAAAGCTCGAATCGAATTTATGCAGATCCCCAATTTGCCTGCTACATTTTTCAAAGTTCTCGAATTAATTCTGCAATTTTTTGATAGAATCTATCAGATTGAGGATGCTGACAGAGGGATAGCGCCAAAAGGAATTATTGCCGCCAGTGCTATTGTTGCGTTACAAGAAAGAAACCGGGTATTAATTCAGACAAAAACCCTGAGTGTTGATAAGTTAGCGGAGGAAAGAGGCAAATGGGCGATCGGGCTTTGGCAGAATTTTGGGGTCAAAAGTGAATTAGTGAAGGTAAATGAAGAACCTGCGGAATTCGTAGGGACAAATCTTGTAGGGCGCAATTTTGGTTATGTCGTTGAAGCGGGATCATCTACGCCGAGAACGTCTTTGCATTTACAGGAACTCGCAGAAAAGCTTTATGATCAGAAAGCAATCGGACAAAGAGGATATCTTGAGGCAATTAACTGGCCTAACTGGAAAGAAGAAATTGAAAGGACAGCCGAAAGCCAACTTGACCAGGCGTTACAGCTCCTGATTGATGCCGGTATGCCGGAAGAAGACGCTTTTGCCTGGAGACAGTGGCTTATGGAGCCCCAGGGTGGACCAGGAGACACCAAACAATCTGGTGGCAATGGAAGTAGCAAGAGCGCAGTTCAGACAGCCAAGCCGGGTGTTCCTCAAGCCTACAGGGGAAAAGAGCCACCGGAAGAGGTTAGGGGGGAATAAAAATGCCTTCAGTTTCAGAACGTCAAAGAATAACGGCTGCAATAGCTAAGCATTATCCTGGGAAGCTTTATAAAAGAAACAGGGGAATGCTTTCAATGTCCCAGGAGGATTTGGGGGAATTTGCTTCTTCTGTTAAAAAGAAACGAAAAGTAGGAGAGAGAGCGAGACGACATCTTGCCAAAAAACAGGAAACTTTATAGGAAACTCAGGAAACATGAAAACAGGAAACTTTCGGGGAAACTTTAGGAAACCGATTCCCTGCAAGGGATTAATTATATTCAGCTATTGGTCAAATAAAAAAGGAAACTTTTTTCCAGTCGCCAGAAGTTTCCTCTACCCCCCTTAGGGGGTAGGAAACTGGAAACCAAATACCCCACCTACCTTTTCTAAGAAGATAGTGGAATTTTTGAGGTCGCTAGTATAAAAGAGGGGAAACCTTGGATTATTTATTGACTGAAATTTATTTCTGGTTCTGGTGCAGGCTAAACAAACCGCCAGTGAAAATGAGGCCCCATACACGTGCAGCATATTGGGTGGTCTCTGGGATAATAACCGCGAGAAAATGTTGGAAAAGAGGTAACAAGGCTTTTGCGTATGAGGCCGTAAAACAAATACCAGGAGATATTTTGAGAATATTTTCCGGTGGCCCGCTGGTATAAGGAGGTAAAAAATGACATCCCCTGGAGAGCAATATAATTCAAATGGAGGTATAACATGAAATACTCAACAGCCGTAAGACAAATCGAAGAACTTTTATCATCTCAGAGCCACATCTCTCTTCTTGAAATCAGAGCCGGAGCCCTTGAACTGGAGGAGAGCAAGACAATGGGAACGGAAACGCTTTCACCCGGGCGATATTGTGTTCTTTCTCTTGAGGTGGCGATACCGTTTACTCAAGATAAGTAGCTTCGACAGTTACAGAAGGATTAACCTTATGAATGAATCCATTGAGGTTCTTGATCTAGAAACAAAACTTGATAGGAAAATCCTTTCTCTTGAACAGCTGAGGTCAGAGACACAAATACGTTCAAATATTCGGTTAGAGGGAGCAAGAAAATCCTTTCGCTCAATCGTATGGAATCAATACGGGACTGATCTCCGATGGTATTTATGGTGCCAGAAAGAATTAGTTTTAATTCGCTCCAAGCTTTTTCTTTTTCGGTTCTTGATAAATCTGGTTTCTCAAGTAGGAGAGAGAGCGAGACGACATCTTGCCAAAAGGAAAGGATAGATAATGAGAAGACCATATCAAAAACCATTTTGGCGCAAAAAAACCGATCAAGCACCACTTTTTGATATAAAAAAGGTGCTTGCAGTTTTGCCATTTCTTCATCTTTACAAGCCAAAGCAAAATGAAAAAGTGATATCAGAAAGCCATTTGGACAAAAAACGCGTAAAAAATAGAATTCGTAACAAAATAGCAAGAAAAAGCCGGAGAATTAATAGAAGGAGGGCAGCTTAATGCCTGAAAAATTCAAATGCACATGCGGATGTGGTTTTTTCACTAAAGAGGTCTATCAATTGGATACGAGGGGAAGGGTTCTGATCACTCATTCTCATTGGTATAAGTGCGGTGGTTGCCCGAAAGTCTATTATGTGAAAAACGAGAAAGTGCGGGAGGCTGAGGAGTAAATGTGGAAATTATTTGATTATGAATGTACCGAATGTGGTAAGATTGAGGAAGTTTTGATTGAATCTTGGGCACGGGGTTATTTCTGTATTGATTGTGGAGGGTTTTCTAAAAAGATTATCTCAGCCGGTCATGGTGGGATTCAAACCGACACTAACTTCTCATGGCTTGAATCAGCAAGTATGGTTTTAGTAAGACCAGGCGAAAAACCGCTTAAAACCAGGAAAGAATACAATAAATACCTTAAAGAAAATGGCATTAGTGCAACAGGTGGAGATGCAAAGATCGACGGAAAATATTCAATGGTTTGACATTAAGAAAAAACTGTGTCAAGATCATTTTGAGAATGCCAAAAATGAGTTTGAGAAATGGCTCCTGACGTGTCCCACGGGAGAATTTTCTCTGATTATAATTGTAAACCAAGGAGGGATACGGGGCAAACCAAAGATTACCAAGAAACAAGATTTATAATAACTAAAATCGGATACTGATAAGCCCTGTCAATTGTGACAGGATACTCATAAGCCCGGTGATACATGGATAAGCGTATAACGCACCATGACACCGGGCTTTTTTATTTTCAACCCTTTAGATTTCAGGGGAACGGTTTGTGGGACCCGAAAACGGACAATCTCAATACAAATTGCCTGGAAAGGAGAACAACAATGACTACAGAAGCAGTAAAAACAGAAGTAAAACCGGCAGGAGTCAGCCCTGAAGAGTTCACAAAGCTTCAGGAAAAGTATAAAAATCTTGAATCAGTCCTTGGCAGGCAAGGACAGGAACTTGGGAATGTAAGAAGTCTCTTGTCAGAAAAAGAAGAAATGCTTGCACAACAACGGGCCGATGCTGAGGCTGCTAAACTTGAGCAGGCCAGAAGTGGAAAGCTGCAAGAGTACGAGACGAACATCAAGGCTGTCAACGGGAAAATGGCTGACATAAGAAACCAAATTGCTGAGCTTGATGTTACTGATCCTGATTTTACCAAATCCCTTGCTGATTTACAGGGGAAACAGGCTGATTTACAGGATCAGGCATTCCAGTTGGCTCAGGCAAAGGCTCGGGAAGAAACATTCGAGTTAGCAAAAAACGAATTCAGTAAAACCTTGAGTGAACGGGATAAAGCAGCAGACGATAGGACAGCTTCGCAAATCGCCGAGGATTGGAAAAAAGAAGAACCTGAATTCAATTCACTTTCCGAATCAGGTGAACTTGATCCAATTATAGAAGCTGGCAAGGGGTTTTACGATCCTCCATTGGCATACTATAAGTTACACCGGGACAGATTAAAGGTTGAGAATGCAGATCTGAAACGGCGCCTTGCTCTTGCTACTGGGGAAAGCCTGTCGGGAGATGTTATAACGGGAGACCTTCAAGGAGAACAAGTAAAAACACCAAAAAAACCAGGGAGCGAAAAAGAACTCGATGCCGGGATGCTTGCTGCGTTACGAGCATCAAAAGTAGGAACCGGGTAAACTCCCAGAAACATTAGGAGGTAATTAAAATGAGTCTTGTAAATCAATTAAATGCAACCACGGAGTATTTTTGGCTGAGTACCGAACCCCAGGATATTGTCAACAAGGCGAGTGCCTTGCTCTGGAAATTGATGGGCTTAGCCATTGTTCGTGACAATTGGACTGTGAAAATGCACGAAGTCGTTGATGGTGGCCTGAAAGTTAAGGTTCCTCTAATTTTCGCTGCTTCACAAGGTGGAGTTTACACGAAAACTACCGTTATCGATCAGTCCAAAAAAGACATCATCGATGCGGCCCGGTTCGGATGGGCTGGTGTGTACGCTTCAAATACACTGAATCTCGATGATCTTACCCAAAACACCGGAGACGAAGCCATTGTTTCCCTTACCAAACAATATATGAACAGCATTATCACTACGGCCCGAACCATTATGGCTGATCATGTGATTGCCGCTGCCGCTGCGACGGGCTATATCAATGGTCTTGGAGACCTTTTCAATACCACAACTTCAACCGAATATGGTGGAATTGACCAGGATGAGATGGCAACTTGGGCAGCGAAAGTCGTTACGACAACCGAGGCAATCAGCTTCAAGGTAATGCAGGAAATTTTTCAGCAACCAGGATTCGGAGAATTTGCAGGGTATATGCCTAATTTCTGTTGTACCACACAGGTTTTGAAAGATGGGTATGAAAGAACGCTGCAAACCCAGCAACGCTTCAAGGAAGACAAGATGGTAGAAGCTGGTTGGGAAAACATTCTGTTCAGAGGTGCCCCGATAGTAGCTGATACTCGTTATTCTACCGGGTATTTAGATGCTCTGAATCTGAATTACCTTAGCCTGAGAGCGCACAAGGACTATAATTTCACTACGCCGGAATGGGTGGCGAAGAAAGAGGGTGGACAACCGGATACCATAACAGCCAATACCCGTTGGAGAGGAAATCTGTATTGCTCCAATCGGCAAATGCACGTACGGCATACCAATCTTACTGCTCCGGTTTAAGGTAGCGTAATGTTTGGTATTTTAATCTGTAATCTTTCAATATTTAGGAGGCTAAAACCATGATTGACATAATGTTAGCAATTGAAGTCGCTACGACAACGGCAAAAGATGTGTATGTTCCCGTTCCTCGCAGGGGGATTGTCGTAAACGCATATGCAACTTATAGCGAAGAGACCGATGCAGATGAAACTATAACCCTTGCCCATCCACTTGGAACGGTAAATTTGATTACCCCCCCAGCTGATGAAACGGCTGAAGGAGTGAGAATGACTGGTGTACCAGATGCTACTTACAAGGATTCTGTTTTTGATCCTGACCATGCAACGGCAACGTATCAGAGAATCAAAATCTCTGTTCCGAATACTTTTGACACTGGTGGTATGATCGGTCTTCATATCGAGTTTGATGATTCGGCGGCTGTAACACAGACCTCAACGTAACATAACATTTCACACGCCTTAGCCTATTTTTTCGACTAACGGCGTGTGAAACTCAACCTTTTTGTAATGGAGGCAATTAGAATGAAAAATAAATTATTCAGCACAATCGGGACCTTTATGCTGGCTGCGGTGTTTTTTCTGGTCAGTTGTAATCCCGTCGGCGCTCAGGCAAAAGTTGTCCTGGTCGGTGGGGGGAGTCCCTATAAAAACCTGTCTGAATTCGCTACTATGGATCAAGTTCTTAGTATCGGAACGGGCAGTATTTTCTATGTCGATAGCGGCCTGACCGCATCAGGACTTGGAACCTCATGGGGATCGGCAGTTATTACCCTTGACGAAGCAGTAGCCTTATGTACCGCAAATAACGGTGATGTGATTCTCGTTGCTCCTGGTCATGCCGAAACAATAGCTGCTGCTGATGGAGTAGATATCGATGTAGCTGGCGTTACGGTTGTCGGGATCGGGGAAGGTGAGGACATGCCGGAATTTACCTTCAGCGCTACGGGTTCGGAGTTTGTTATCGGAGCGGCAAACGTTACGGTTAAAAATCTCCGGTTTATAGCAGGCGTTTCCTCGATCGTAATGGGTATCAGTGTTGAGGCTGCTGGTGATAATTTCACCTTAAAAGATTGTGTATTCCCGAAACCTACCACTAATTCCTGGGAATTCCTGGATGCTATCGACGTTGCCGATGGAGCAAACAACATCAGAGTTGAATCCTGTGAATACTATAATGACGAAGGTGGGGCGGCTCCCAACCACTTTATCGAGGCTGGCAATGGAACGGCTGGACCGGAAAAGCTTCAGGTAATCGATTGTTATATCAAGGGTGATTTCGCTGTTTCCGCTATCTGGTCGGATGAACCCTGTGATGAAGCCTTGATAGTCGGTAATACCATTATCAATCATACCACCGGCCAGCATTGTGTCGAATTTACCGACACCGGGACTGGCGCGATTATTAACAATAACCTGTACGGCGATACCGAAGGAGCGATTCTTGACCCTGGGTCAATGTATATTGCCGGGAACAACATTTGTACGGCAATCGACCTTGATGGCATACCGAGATGGGTAGTTGATAATGGTCTGAATCATCTAACCGCTTTGGATGGAGCTACTCAAAAGTATCCTGAAAATGCTGTTAATGACTCTATCCTGGCGAAATTAATGACTAAAGCTGATCCTGCTGTTATGGCCGATTATGACAATTCAACCGATTCTCTTCAGGCCATTGCCGATGCCTTGGCTGTTGCTGATGGAAATGTTGATACTATTGAGGAGGTTGCGTTTACGGCTGAATCTCCCAACTATTTAGCAGTTACGGCTGATATGTCAAGCGCAACGTGGAATACTGCCGCCGCCCATGAAATTGTAACGGTGACGGGTAATGTGCGTGTTCGGATATTATGTGAATGTACCGTAACGTTGGAAGATGCTGGTGACACCGCTACTCTCATTCTCGGCATCGCAGGCAATACCGCTGCTTTTCTTGCCTCAACGAGTGCTGGTGGGGCAGGAGCAGCCAACCAGTTAGATGCAGGCGAGATTTGGATTGATGCTACTCCCGCTGATTTGGGAACAGCTCTTATAACCTCTGCTGCTGGTGGCGCGATAATTGACGCTGTTGTAGTTGGTGGTTACGATATCGGTTATACGATTGGGACCGAAGCACTTACTGCCGGAACTCTGATATTTCATGTCTGGTGGTCTCCATTAAGCGCAACGGGAGCCTGTGTTGCCGGAGCTGGTGGAGTATTATAATTTTTAACATTCGTAAGGTTCAGGGGACGAGAAATCGTCCCCTTGCTTTTTTTCTTGTGCCAATGGAGAACCCGGAAAATGACAACGCTTGCTTCTTTGATAACTACGATTTCGGGTATTGTTGATGACGACGATTATACTTCCGCTATCATTACTACTCGCCTGAACAATGCTGTCACCGAAATTGCCGCTGGTATCCGAATGCCTGATGGCCAGATTTCCCCACCGCTTCCCGACTTGTTTTCAACCGAGACCGTCTCAACCTCAACAAGCGTTGCCTACAAAGCAATGCCTTCAGATTATCAACGGGCTCTATTTAGTGTTGTTGATTCCAGCGGGGATAAAATAGCTTTCCCAAGTGGTGGCGACTACTATTCTTTTCGCTTATTCCTGAATCAGCTGCAAAAGAAGGATTTAACCGAAAGCGGCTCAATTTATATCTGTGCGCTTAAGGGAAGCAATCTCTATTACCAGGGCATTCCCTCGGTAAGCGAGGATTTGACCGTTTTCTATTACAAGACTCCTACCGCTATGTCAGGTGATAATGACGAGCCCAACGGGATACCGGATCATTTACACACGAAATTGCTCAAACATGCTGTTTGTAAAGAGATATTTGGTGAGGGTGTGGAGGATGGAGACAATAGTAAGGCGGTAGGATTTAAGTATCACACGGCTAAATTTTACGAGGCAATGACTGATTTGATTGATTTTATCGGGATTGATTCTGAGCCTGAATATTATCATAGCGATTACGAAGGCAGTATGGATGCCGGGATTTGTGACTAGAAGAACATGGAACCAATACAAATAAAAGCATTTGATGGCATGGATAACGTTTCTGGTGGTGGTTTTATCGGAAGTGGAGTTATGAAACCGGCTCTCATTGTTAATGCCGTTCCTGACGAGTCTGGTAAGCTTATTGAGCGAGCTGGGACAACTGCCCATATCACGTTAGCCAATGCTCATAGTTTTTTTTATGGCGAAAACGCCATCTTGTGCGCTGGTGGAGCCTCGCACGCTTTATATTTAATCGATCTCGACGCTGAGACAGCAACCTCATTAGGAAGTATTACCGGAGGTTACTCACCACTGTACTATGTTGAAATCGGAGGCTGTATCTACATTTCAAATGAAAACTGGTGCAAGGTTTACGAAGCAGGCGCATTGAGGGCCTGGGGCCAGATCATTACGGATATGGAGGCCTTAACCTGGGTTCTGGAAACTAACGGGAGCCGTTATTTTCTCGCTGACCAGGCTGGCAATCCAAGCGCCACCTTAAAACCTCATGATTTTGTGCATGTTCCGACTCCCATGAAATACATTACCTTTGCTCATGGCCGGATAATCGGAGCAAGAGAAAAGGTTGCCTACTATTCTGATGCGGAAAGTGTTGAGTGGTTTCAAGACGACGTAAACAGGCTTGAGTTTAAAGACGATATCCTGTTGATTGCCGCAA